CATCTTTTTTGAACTGAGCCAATTCTTTTTGGAGGTCCACTCCACGATTAATTTCTTCATCCAAAGAGGTTTCAAGATCTTCAACTTTTGTGAATAAGTCGTCAACCATGTCAACTTTCTCTTCGGGGATGTCGATATAATGTTCTGTGAAGAGGGTCCTGAGACCTGCCATGAAATCTTCAACCAATTCGGAACGAATTCCCCTATCGATTGCCAGTTCATTTTCAGACATCCACTCTTCAACAACATATGTTAAATAACCGTCCACTTTTTCGGTTATTTCTTTTTTGAAGTCTTCGCTAGATTTATCTTGATCCTCTTTAAATTGAGTTTCAATTTCTTCTGCTTTTTTATTAACTTCTTCTATAACTTTTGCTTGTACTGCAGCTTCGAAAATGGTTGAGGCTTTCTCTTTGAATTCCTCTGTTAGTCCATCTTCACCTTGTACAAGTGCCTCAACATCATCTTTGACATCGATATTAAGGTCTTCAGCTTTAATTGCTACTTTAGTACGTTTTGATTCAACTTTTTCTTCTTCATCATCTTCTTCATCATCTTCTTCAACAAGTTCAGTAGCTTTAAGAATAGCTTCGTACTTGGCAGTTAGTTCGTCTTTTTTCAGACTATTAAGTTTTTCGTAAACGGATTTTAGCATTCCATTCTTGGTCTTTGGAACTGGAGTAACTGCTTCCGATTCTTCTTCTTCTTCTGGCTCTTCTTCCTCTTCGTCACCTTCTTCATCTACTTTGACGGAGGCTTTAGATTTACCAGCTTCGGATACGATTTCCTCTTTATCTGAAGAATCTTCTCCAATTTCTTCTTCAGACAGTTCTTCTGTTATTTCTTCAGACATTTAAATCTCCTGTATCTATTGAAAATAGTATTTACTGTTATTATTTAGTAAATTTATAAACTTGACATAAACTGTTCAAAGGCTTTTAGTTGATATTCATCCAATTGCTTTTGATTAGTTATTTTTATTTGATTTTCGATTCGGGCAATGTGGCGTTCATCAAGAATACCATTATCCCATATCCATTCTTTTCCTTCCATAATACCATTGACAAATGCCGCTGGAGCGGAAGGATCGGCAACAATATCAGCAGCAGTTGCAAGATAAAAATCATCTTGTACTTGACTGCAATTACTACCCATAGGCTTTAAGGAGCCCATTCCTCTAGATGAAACACCCAAACGGGCACCCTCATCGATAAGGTTCTTTACAATTTTTCCATAAGGCGTATCCATAATCTTTGCTCGACCTCTAAAATCGTTTCCATCTTCTTTTAATTCTGTAATCAAGTGGGAAACTCTTTCAAGATTGACCGTTGGCCCTTCTGGATGACCTAGTTCACCAAAAGCTCTGTTTTGTTTGATGTAATTTTGTTCGTATCTCTTAGCTTCTTTTTGTAATATATGTTTGGGATAAACCCGACCATTGCGATTCTTCACATTGGCCTGCATGAATACACCCTCAATATAATAATCTTTTCCTGTCTTGGAATCTTCACATATAAATTCTACATCTTCTAATGTTTCGCAAATAAGTCTCATATTTCTCCTATTATGTGAAATTTCCTAGTTTGAAATCAACTGGATAACCAAGTACACCATTTTGTTCGTATGCTGGAATATCATACCCCGGCGCTTGTTTCTTCAATTCCATTATAATTGTATAAGAATCAGTCGCATCATCGCGGTCTGTTGTGGTAAATTGAATATCTCCCAAAACTTCAGAAGTATCACCAGTTGCGTTTATTGGTATTCCTGGCCATTCATTTCCGGGCATAGACCAACTTCCGTTACCATTTAATTCTGCTATAACTTTTTCTGCTCCTGATCCATCATATTCAATTTTAACCTGTAAACCATTTGTTATCCACATTATCTTAGTAACTAATACATTCCACACCAGGCCTGTAAAGTTACCACTATTTGCAACCGTTCTAGTGTTAGTTCCAGATACTCCACCAACAATTGCATCACTATTAGACATTCCAGTATCTATTGAAGTTGCTTTTTTATTTGTATTATCCCATCCTACAACTTCTACTGTAGATGCTCCAGCAGTGAATCCTGCAACAATAAAAGTTTCCGAGGCGCCGATTGTTATTACTTCACCAATTTTAAAATTTGGACTTGCGGCACCACTAAGTGTTAATGTATGTTTTGCCCAAGCAAGTGTCGATAGATCTACTTTCTTGACATCCGATTCTGCTGCATCTGAAAAGAATTTTGCAATATATTTCTTTTCGGTATCAATTAGTACTTGTGTCTCTGCTGCCATCTGTTATTTCCTCTTGACTTTCCGGCTCTTTCGAGTCTGTGTTCTGTTTGTTTAAAAAAGTTGTTGCAAATTCTTTTTTCTTATTTTCTAATTCTACTACGATTTTTTGTTGGAGTACATCACTAATTGCTGATTTTACTCCTGCACTATCCCCCGTGGCGGATAATGCCACGATATCACTAACTGTAGCTGCTTCAGACATAACTTTTCCTCTATTATTAGATATCTATTATATTTATACTATTTATAAATTTTAACCACTAATCACTTTTAGATCTGGCCTATTTGCTGAAGGATCATATTCCCATTGTTGATCCTCTGCTCCCCCTTCTCCGCCAGCAGCTTCTGCTTTTTCTTTCTCAATCTGGGCTTTCATATCATCGATTTCATCTTGAGTCAATTTAAGAACTTTTTTATTGATATATTCTTGAGAGAAATATTTACCAACAACTTCATCCCTGTATCCCATATCATTTACCAACATTCCTAACCGTTCTCTCATCATCGTTGCTTGTTGTAATTCCGCAAAATGTGAATCGGTTTGCCATTCATATATTATTTTATCCTTTATAATCAACCAGTCTTGATGTGAAACTATACCCTTGAGTAGTAATTGTTTTTCAAGAAGATCATTAAACAAAATATTAAATCTAGACCGTAATCTTTCAATGAAACGAGTAAATTTAACCTCATCTCTAGTAATCTCTTCTGCTCGTCCTAGTATAAAACCAGAATCTTGTTCTAACCGTGAAGGGGGAACATTGAGTGCTTTGTATAGTTTTGTTTTGAAGTAATCAACATCGGCCAATTCACCAAGATTCTCCCCTCCAGGCAACGTTGAAATTTCTGTACCTCTACCACCTTCCCTTCGTGGAAGCCAGTAATCCTCTAACATACTCATGTGCTTACGTTCATCTTTAACTTCACCAGTATTAGAATCATATACCAATTTGTTTTTATATTTGCTCATGATATCACGTAGATATTGTTCTGCTTTGAGTTTGGGTAAATTACCAACATCAATATAGAAAATTCTACGTTCAGGAGCACGTGAGATACGATAGATGACCACCGCGTCTTCTAACATTCGGAGTTGATTAAGAGGTTTGATTGCTTTGTGTAGATGGCTTAAAACTATTTTCCTATCGGGATTTAATACTCCAGAATGAACATAAGAAACAGAATCTTCAGCAATTTGAATTGACATTCCTCCACCTTGCTGAGAAATTCCCTTTTCATTGAACAAATAATATTCTTTAAATCCGGATGTATCAAGTTGTTGACCTTGAGGACCTTCTACTAATTTAGCTTCTCTAACTTTCTTTATTTTTAGTGAATCTATTGGGCGTAATTCGAGGATTCCTCTTTTTGGATTTTTGACATCAATGATAATGTGGAAATATAATCTACCATCAACATACCATTTTCTAAACATTTCATAACCAACTTTACGAAAATCAAGCAAACGAATTAGTTCCGTGAACTCATTCTTTATACTTTCTCTAATGGTATCTGATAGATTTGATTTTTCTAGGCTAACGCTGACAGGAGACTCTTCCCTGTTTGCAACGATGGCTTCATTAACAACATCATCTATTGCTTGATCACACTCAGGAAATGTTGCCATTTCCCTATATTTGTTGATCAATTCTTGTTCATTTTTCGTAGAGCCTTCTAGATCTACATATGTTCCATATGCTCCACCAGTTGGGGCAACTTCAAGTGCGCCATCTTCCGGTTCGGGAAGTGCGAAAGACTTCTTATTTTTTGCGTCCTTATCAACTCTTCCTATTGAAAATCCGAATAATTCAAGTGCCATACATTCTTCCTAATAGGTGAAATGGGAATAGATTTCTCCACTCCCATGTAAAATTGTTCTCTTCATTAATATTATTTATAAACCCGCTCCAGACTCAGGAGAGCTCCAATAATTATATTCCCATATTACATCAAAAGCTTGGATTTCATTGGTTTCCCAAGACATGGGGATTGGTGGACAAGTTGAGGGCCAAACATTATGAAAGTTGTATATCTTAGAAGAACCTGACCCATCTTTTTTAAGTTGCTGTAGCTCCATTTCTGCAGTATAGGAGGACGTTCCCATCATTTTCAGAAAGGAATTATCTCTTTTATTCGTTTGATGAGAATTGATTTTTTCCATCCAACTTTCAATAAAATTTCGAATATCCATACTCTCGTCATTGTAAATAGATGTTGTTAATTGAGCAACTGCCCGATTACCAGGAACATTCACGGCTCTCCCCATATATGTAACTGGCGTCACATCTATGACTGAAGCAGGAAATTCAGCTCCTTTACACATAAATTGGAAATCTGTTATTTTTCCTTTACCACCCTTACCACTTGCAGAAAGTGTGCATTGAAATAAACTAGATAATGCTCCACCCGTGAGCATGCGTGAGGTAAAATCGTTAATGTTAAATGATGATGTTGCCATTGTTATTTTCTCCGATGACTAAAATTAAAGATGTGATGGGGAAGTCTTTTTTATAAGTTCTCCCTTCGGAAGTCATCGTCTTCCCCCATCTTTTATATATTTATATGACTATTTATACTATATTATCCAATAATTTCACTAAACTCAACTCCAGATCGCACTGCAACAAATTGCAATTGAATGAAGTTAATTGAACGTGCAGGTTTAACATAGACATCGCCACGGAATTCGTTACGATCAACTACATCCGGTGGGTTATTACTCTCATCACAAACAACAGCAAAATCTTGAACTCCTCCTCTTCCTTGAATGTCTCTCAAGAAAGGTTCTACAGTTGATGTGAATTGAGATCGCGTAAATGCATCGTTGAATTCGAACAAGAAGGATTTTGCCATATTAGCAATAGATTTTTCCAAAAGGATAAACAACCTTCGTACATTGATTCGATCAAATGCACTTGGTTTTGCCAATAATGTTTTGTCTCCGAAAAGAAGAATTCCACTTCCGGGCATTGCCGTAACAGGATTAATTCCATTTTTATAGAGATTATCCCGATCAGTTTTATTCGGATTAAAAGGAAGTTTGATTGCATTTCGAATATTACCACGATCTATTCCAGCTGGTGACCAGAAAGGATCACGACTAACATCTGTAAATGCACAACATCCAGCAATATCACCGTTCAATGGAACATATCTGTATACATCATTGTACTTATCATACATATATTTCCATCCAGAGTCAAGTACTGCGTATGAAGAACTCGGCATTGAATTACGGAATGATATAACATCATCAACTTCGCTCCCTGCGTTATCGACAACATTTGCTTGTGTTGGTGAAATAAATGCCACACAATCTTTACGATATTCAGCAATATTATTAATTGCATGAATAGCTGTTGCTGCATCTGCATCAGCTGTCATTAAGAGTGTTACATCTACTTCTTCTGCGTTTTTGAATTCATCCATAGCTGTCTGAATATTTCCAGCGGTTGCTGCAGTTCCAGCAGTTCCACCACTTAGACTTCCAGAAATGATAATTCCTTTACCATTAAATGTTCCGGATGCGACTCCACCCCAAGCGGTTGTTCCACCGTCAAGTAGTACGTCTGCATCACCATCTGCGTGATGGTCCATCCAACGAAGATAACTTGATTTTCTATTTACTAAGTCTTTGTAGTAAATACTTTGACCGTCTTCACCTTTGGCTCCACCAGCAACTGATCCTGTATATGTTTCAAGAACTGTATTATTTGCTCCAGTAATATCACCGTCTTCATCAACGACAACAACATGGATTTCATCATAGTTTCCGCTGTTTCGTTTGGCATGAGCTGAAGTAACAGGCTCACTATCGAAAGCATCTGCATATTCCCATCTACGTGAGTGAGTGTTTGCTGCAGCGGCATTTGTAAAAGGTGTTGATACGACCATTACAGTTCCAGATGTAATTGCCGAAACTTTACGTTCTTCAGTAGTTCCGACAAGTTTAACAAGATCACCTACAGTATATTGAGTAAGAAAGCTTGTATCTGTTCCAGTTATTGTGGTTCCATTAGCTGAAGCTGCACAAGTTCCAATCATATCTGTTGCTGGTTGACCAAATGCTGATCTTTTCCTACGAGTATAAGCGCCAGTATTGGCCATATTTGCGGCAGCTGTTACAACACAAACTGTATTGGATGTTACAGTTTCAATTACAGCGTATTTAGAATCGAAAAAGATAACATCACCTACAGCGAGATCATTCGAAAAAGTTGTACCTACTCCAGTAAGAGCAGTACCACTCACTATTGCAGAAGTTGCAGTAGGTGAAATATCTGTATTACTGTTAAGTGTTCCGTCATCATTTGTATTTGCTCTTGAAGCACCACACATGGAAACTCTTAAACTGTTTCCAAGATCACCTGGATATGTTGCAATGAATGCTCCAGCAGTGGTGATTTGTGATCCGCCCATGTCTGGGTCGTATGTATTCTCATAGTGTTCATCATTTCTCACCTGCAGTGCAGTGGTCACTGCCGCATTATTTGAGGTTGTGTGTATGGCACGAACTACTTTAAGATTTCCCGAATACGCGAGATAACTTGCGGCAGTAAACCATGTTTTGTATGTGGCGGCGTTAGGTTTCCCAAAGACATTTACTAATTCTGTTTCATTAGATACTGTTGTTCTCCAGACTGCTGGTCCCCATTTAAAGGGTCCCGCAAGTGCACCTTCCGTCATGGAAAATTCTGGTACAATCGTAGTTAAATCAATTTCTTTGGTTACAACGCCTGGACTAATTGTAAAAGGCATTTTATCTCTCCTATTAAATTATCTTGAAAGAATAGTATATTATACTAAATCTATTTATTATTTTCCAATTCTCTAAAATCATAAATATAAAGTAATATCATAAATATACGAAATGCTAATATGGATAAACACAAATTAATAGACAATAAAAAAATAGTTGATCGATTTCTTAAAAAGATTGATCGTACTGAAAAACACACAGAATGTCATATCTGGCTTGCTTCTAAAAATAAGACAGGTCATGGAATGTTTTCTGTTATGGGTAGAACTATGCCCGCCAGTAGATATGCTTTTATGATGTTTCGGGGAGAAGTCTCAAATCATGAAGTAATAACACAAACTTGTTTTAATCCCTCTTGTGTTAATCCCGATCACCTTGAATTATCAAGCAAAAGAAAGATAGGAAAAAGATTAACTATTCATCCAGAACAATTAGTTACTGGCTCTATCAACTTTCTAAATAGACTTAAAAAAGAAAGGCCTGATTTGTCTATCAAAATTGAAGACCTAATATCTGAAATTAACAATCCCCCTACAGAAATTAATTTTAGTGATATTGACCCTTTTAGTAATATAATCTCCTAGCTTCATCATCTTCTACTGTCCATACTGTACCTTTATCATCTTTAAAGGTTTCTTCTTCCAGACCATCATCTATTACGCCAAATGGTAACATATCTTGTTCTAGAGTTTCCATTTGTTCTTCCCACATTTTTTTCCTAATATCCATGTTTGTCAACTCCTTAAAATATCTTTGCTGAACTAACCATCCAAATATTACTAATGTCATTGCTAGGTCATCATGTGAACCATCTTCTGCCTGATATGTATTATTTGTTAAAGCAAAGGTTGTGAGTTCTCTAATTGTATCAAAATCT